TATTAGTACTCAACATTTTAGGCAGCATCTGGAACCTCCTCCTCCTCGATGATGGGCTCCTTGGTCGCTGCGGCGCGTTCGGCTGCGGCACGATCCTCGGCATCCTGCGCCTCCTTGCGCTTCAGGATCTCAGCAGCCACGCGCAGGTCCGCCTTGGCAACCAGCTCCTCCATTGAAGCCTCAGGGAACTCCTTCTTCAGGTCCTCGAGCAGATCGGCAGGGTGGGGAATTGGTGGAACGTCTGGCTTGGTGTAGAACTTGCTGTTCTCGTCACCTGGCTCGATGAATGGCGTATCCGTACCCTCAACTGGCTTGGCCATCATGTCGCGCTTACGCTTCTCGAACATGGCGGCAGCCGCCTGCTGGCTCTTGCGGTAGTTGACCATAATCTCCTCGAGCTTCTCGTTCTGATAGTGAACATCCTCAATCTCCTCGCGGCGTGGAGGGATCAGGAGCCACTTGTACATGTCCACCACGTAAATGTCCACGAGGGCATCATCCTTCTGGAGGCGCTTGGCGTGGCTGGCCGCCTCCTCGCGGGTAGGGAAGCAGCCACGGATCTTCAGACCCAGCTGCTCGTTGCGCTGAGGCAGATCTGGGCCGACGAAGGAGATGCACGCAAACAGCTGGCCAGGCACAGTCAGGTAGTCCTGCTCGAGAGAACCCATTTAAAAGATACAGGCGTTTTTCTTTTAAGTTATCAAACGCGCCCGCGTCGAAATGGAAATTTCGACTCTCCGCAAAGTTCACAACAACTACAAACGCCAACTAATCAACCAGTGGGTCAAGAGTGACACTTACGTCCTGGATTGCGGTTGTGGCCGCGGAGGAGACTGGTGGAAGTGGCAGGCGGCCCGTGTTCGCCTGGCGGCCATAGACCCTGACCACGATTCACTCGACGAGGCGGAACGCCGGGCGAGTGAAATGGGTCTGAATGTATGGTTCCTTGGTCAGGGTGACATCCGCCAAGCAGCCTTTGCGGGACCTTTTGATGTCGTGTGCTACAACTTTTCGCTTCACTACATTTTTGAGAATGAATCGGTCCTCGAACACTCCCTCAAGGCTATCAAAGTGGCCCTCAAGCCTGGGGGGCTCCTGATCGGCATCACCCCTGAAAAGGACCGGGCAGAGGCCATGGCCAACGCCAGTGGCCTGTTCAGGGACAATTTAGGAAACGAATTCAAAATTCTTGGGGACCGACTGTCGGTCAAGTTGGCCGACGGACCCTTCTATGCTGACGGGGCCAAGGAGGAGCCCCTCTTGGATGGCCCAATTTTGATCCAAAAACTGAAGGCCCTGGGGTTTGAGAGGCGCGTGTGGGAGCCCATGGTACCCAGGCCAACAGGACTGATCTCGGATTTGTATACGAAATTTGTCTTTGTAAATATTAGAGAAGGGGAGGATGAACCTCGCGGTCCCGATCCTGATGGTGCCACTTGTTTTGGGTGTGGTACTCACTAATTCTGAACCAAAAATGCTCATGGAACTCAAGGACCGGTACTTCAAGACACTGGACATTCTCCGAGCAACAGGAGACCCCGTATGGGAACCCGTACTAAGACCTGCTATCATCACGGGGCTCAAAGGTAAAAAGGATGGGGTCATAGGGTCTAATGTGAACAAGGGGTACGAGATTTACATCTGCCTGGATGGAGACGATGTAAACTCGGCATTTTATGTACTAATACACGAGTTGGCTCATATGACCGTACCGGAGTATGACCACTCTATCAAATTTTGGGAAAATTTTGAAAAACTAAAAAAGATTTGTATAGACGCGGGACTGTATGTAAAGGCTGGACCTAGGAAGTATTGTGGGGACGCAATTAGAGACTGAGGGAGGTCCGCAGGACCTCGGTCTCTAGTGCCGGCCGAAGGCCGCAATCACAAATGCTGCGCAGTTGGTCTCTAGACCCGCTCAGACAGAAACTGCCGTGCAAAGTAAAATACAATAGCCGCAATCAGGGCCGTTACTGCCATACCCGTCACCGACATCTCACCGTTGTCCCCCAGGAACTTGGGCACCATCGTGCTCAACTTACCCTGGACTGGTTTGGAGTAGGCGATCACGGCTGCGACGCCAGCCAGTGCTGCATACCACTGCTCATCCGTTAGGCCAAAGGGGTTCTTTCCCGAGCCTGAGGAACTCTTGGACCCTCCTGCCCGCTTCTGTGGAGGCGCCTGCTCGTAGGGCGACCCCTGGACCTCATCCTGCATCATCTGTCCTGGACCTGGCATGACTTCCTCAATCGACGACGAAAACTCCGCCATTTGAGATTCGTCTAGGTTTTTTTCTTCACGAATCAGACCCGTTGGGACCGACCGTTTGCTGTCAACCTTGGGTTGTTCCATGGCCGCCTCAGCGACAGGGGGTGGCATAGGGGACGTGAGGTCTGAAACGTTCGGGTCGTATGACAGCATTTCTTTCTAATTCTGTTTATGAAAAGAAACTCCTGTTAACTACGCGCCTTTTTGACGATAACCGTCCCTCCACGGCGCTGGGCCACCGGTGCTGCGGGTTGAGCCACCGCCCTGGGGTTGTAGTGTCGTTGGTGGTACTGCCAAAACGCCTGAGACCCCACGTGGAACCCTCGGCGTATGGGTGCCTTGTACCAGAATACGCAATCCGTTATCCTGTTGCTCTTCGAGGTGTTGTCCAGGACCAGACACTCGTAGTTTTCGGTACAGGCGTCCATAACCTGTGAAAACTGGTCGAACGTCGGGAACACACCGAAGAACGCCTTGTACAGGTTCTCACGGTTCTGTCTGACGTTGTCTCTTAGCGCAAAGACATAGTCGACATTCGTACGGATCATGGGCGTCATGTCCATGCAGTACTGAGTCGTCATCATAAAGAAAATCTTCCAGTGACGCCCGTTCATAAAGAGTTGGCGGATACACGTGTCTCTCATGAATGACCTGTCGTACATACAGTCGTCCATGAGGATAAAGACGGGTTGGCATCTCCCGATTGCCAGAAGCTTTTTCTGGCGCTCGATAATCTTCTCGAGAGCTTCCTTGTTGTAGTCGCCGTACACAAAGAGGTCAGGAATAAACTGCTTGTAGTACCCGTTGCCCTCCTCTGTACCAGACATGGCGATCCCTGCCGGAATGTGCTTCTTGTGCCAGAGGATATCAGTCACAAGCGTCGACTTTCCAGTACCACGCTTCCCTATAAAGACGCAAACCTTGTCATCCGCCATCTTAGACGGATCAAACTTCCTGAGCTGAAGCGTCATTACTAGTAAGTCCGAAGGACTTATTTATCGCGGAGCGGCGCGGTCCTCGTCCGAAGGACTTATTTATCGCGCAGAGGCGCGGGCCTTTGGTCGTAAATAAATGCTGCGCATTTACTAGAGATGTCCGCAGGCTACATACAGCTTGCGGCCATCGGACAACAGGACGCATACCTCACGGGAAGTCCGCAAATCACTTACTTTTCGGGTGTGTACCGCCGTCACACCCCTTTTGTTCTCGAGGCGTACGACATCCCATTCCTTGATCAAAAGGTTTCATACGGTCAAAATAACATATGTAGGATCCCACCCAAAGGAGATCTCGTGAGGGGGCTCACTTTGAAACTCACACTCCCGGCTCTCAACAATCCTGGATCCGACTGGACCTGGCCAACGCCCCCAGCACCCGACACAAATCAGCCATACATCAGAATCATCCGACCAGCCACTGGTGGTTCTAACGTCACTTTGACGGCGTCACTCCTTGTATCTTCATATTCGACCGTCAACTTGGCGCTTTGGTTCACACCCACTTTTGCCCCTTACATACAGTACAACTCAGTGACCAACCGTTTCATCTTTAGCAACTGCGCATCCGTGGAGGTTCTCAATTCTTCCAACTACCTGGCGCCTGGTATTTTCTTCGGCCTCGATCCCAAGGCTTACTCGTCTATCAACCCCGTCAGTGGCAACCTCGTGTACACGGTGGGGAGCTCATCAAATCTTACAGCAAATTCAATCTCCAATACATCCGCCAACTTCATCTCGTCCGTGACCCGCTCGGCCGACTTTACTCTCGAGCAGTGCGGGTGGGTCCGCTCCATCGGTGCTTTGCCTCCCGACCCTCGCAAGGGTTTCTTCGCGTACCTCAACCAGCCCCTGAACGTCTCTGGCAGACAGTTCCTCAACTTTTCACAGACATCAGGCTCAGGATCAGTATGGACCATTCCTAACCGCACAGTCAAGTACACCCTTACAGCGGGAGGCCGTGTAAAGTTTTCAAGCCTCGGTCTTTACTGCGTCAAGGCTGGCTTTGACATTGGGGCGGGCTCTGTGGAGACGTTCAGCTTCGGTTCCAGTCAGAACGAGGCTTCAGAAGGTTCTGGACCAGTCAATCCTAATTTTGAATACGTATTCCCTTTCCGTGTTTCCCCAGACCCTTCTATGCCCGCCGTCATTCCCCTCAACGTCCGGAACACCGCTAACACCTACTACTTTTTCGTCACCAGTACCGGAAGCCAACTTCAGTCCAATTCGTACGTCACCATCAGCCCCGTCGATGAAATTTACCAGCTCAGTAACCCCATCACAATGAGCTCTAACCCCTTCAAGGTTCCACTGTACGGCAATGTCGTGGCAACCGGTGGTTACTCCCTGACCCTCACACCTGGATCAAATATCAATTTCGTCAATTCTGGAGAGTACCTCATGACCGGCTCTGTGTACCTCGGGGGGTCCGAGTATGTGTCCAACGTTCAGGTCTGGGAGAGTTCAAATTTGGTTTACAATTATGACATGAAAATGCAGGGACGTGATCCTACATTCGCCTTTTCAGTCCCCTTGTCCGTCACGGACACCGTAGCCAACTACTACATGAACGTCACTACGACCTCCTTGACCACTGTGGCTTCAAACACCTACTTTATCGTGAACCGCATCAGCGTCCCGAGCGCCTCCAACCCGGACTCGAACGTCTTGCCCGACAACGGTCTGACCCTTCGTTCAACCAGCTCTACCCTCAAGGCTCCTTTCAATTTTGTTTCAGATTTCACAAGTTCCGGGAGCTCGAACCTCATCTCGTTCACGAGTGGAGGGTTCAAGTTCAGTAGTACCGGCTCTTATATACTCACAGGCGCCATATGTACCGCCGATCCAGTACGGAGCATCTCGTTCGGCCCTCAGGTTTACCGAGACAACCTGGGCATCTTGCCCCCTTGGACATTTCAGATTCCAATTTATATTTCAGACACGACGCTGACCTATCCAGTGTCCGTGACAGTCCAGGGCACTACCGCGTCTCCAAATATATTTTCAAACACATTTATTTCAGTCTATCCCCTGACCTTGCCTATCATAGATCCCGCGACTCAGGTATTTTCGTACTATGATTCAGTTGGCACTTGGGCTATAAAGAGCGCGGACCTCAAGATCGGCGGCCAGACCATCCAGAGTCTGACTGGCGAGTTTATAGAACTCTGGAACGACCTTCACGTCCCATACGAGAACCAACCAGGGCTTCAGATTCTGACGGGTAAGAATGACACCGGGACCACCATCAACCCCCCTGGACGCACTTATTTCGTCAATTTACCCTTTTATTTCTACGGAAGCCCGGCCCTTTACTTGCCGCTCGTGGCCTTGGATCGGCACGACGTCGAGGTCCACGTCACGTTCAGAAACTTTACTGAATTGACGGCTATTCAGGTGAATAACCCTACACTAGACGCGACCATCATAGTCGACTACGTGTACTTGTCTGACCCTGAGATTCGGTGGTTCCAGAGG